GCTTCTTGAGAAATCTTTTTCTCCAAAAGCGCATCTTTAATCTCAGACATAATTGTTTCTAAGTTCATACTTTCTTTTTGGATTTTTACATTACTGTTTTCTAAATGTGAATTATTTTTAACTAAATAATGATTTTTAAACGAAAAAACCTTAGCAGTTGGATTTTCAATTATCTCTTTATCATTTATTGAATTTACAACGACACCCCTAACATCCGCAGCTGGAGTTGCGGTAAATCCAATACCCAAAGGATAAACATCACCAATAACTAAACGATATAATTTAGTTCCATCATCCAAACATCCAGAACCACCATAAGATTTTAGTTTACCTTTTAATTCTTTAATTTGATTTTCGTCTGTAATGATTTCGGCATCTTTCAAACTATCAGAACCAACTGCAATATTATAATCATTAAATCCCAACTCCCAACTTGTTGAAATTTTGTTATATAAACTATTTGAAATATCAGTTGACTCTTCCAATGCAGAAGCAAAATCTTTATTTACAAATTTATAAACTACAGCACCTAGTGCTATATTAAATGCTTCTTTATCTTCAATTTGCGGCGTAAATAATTGGCTACTACCAAGTTTACTAAATCCAGCAGTTAAAATATGGCCAACAACTTTTTCTTTTTTATGTTCTATGTTTGTTGGCTTATGTTTAAATAAACTAGCAATTCTTAAAGCTGTTTGAGTATCAATTCCGTCATCATTTTTATTAAATTTATTAATTACTGCAGCATTAAATGCAACTCCAAGTAAATCAATATTTTCATCAAAATTAACTTCAGAATTAGGGATTAAGGGCATCAAATTTTCTAAAGAGGCTCTTGAAATTCCATCATTAATATTAAAATTTGAAACTTTAATATCAGCAAATGTGAATTGAGTTTTATATTTAAAATCCATTATATTTTTTCGGAGTGATAAAGTATTGCTGATGGATATACCATTAATTCATGTTCTGCAGATATATTTAAAACCTCATCTTTTGTATGAAGCTCCTGAATACTTTCAATATCATTTACACAGATTTTAATTTGATCCTCCCATTCATTAATTTCAGAAGCACATACGACAGCTTCGCACAACTGTTCGACGATTACGTTTTGAGCGTCGCTTAATTCTTCAACATTATATTTTGCTTTAATTTCTTGCTCAATTGCTTTAGTTAACTGCTCTATTTTACCAACGACTTGCTGTATATTTTTTCTTGAATAGCCTTTGATTGTTTTTTTGGGTGCCGCATTTTTTCCAGTTGGTCTACCTGCAGATTTTGGAGTGTTATTTTTAACAACTGGTTTTGGTGCTGCTACTCCAATAGGTGGAGTGCCCAATCCCGCCACCTTAGTTCCTGCTGGCATCTTAGGAGCTGGAGCAGCCACCATTGGAACACCACCGACCAATGGATTATAATAACCCTTCTTTCTTTCGGATACGAATTGCTCTTGAACAGCACCGATATCTTCTGAATTTGGAAATCTACCAGTATTGAAGATATCTAAACCTTGCTGTGGCGTCACAACTCCCAATTCCATTAATCTAGTTGCGACTCTCAATAATTCTGTTTGATCTTTGGAATCAATATCAACAAATTTTGCAACTGGAATATTTCTGAAACCCAATGAAGTGGAAACTCTTCTAATTTCTCTATTTAAGAAATCATTAAGAAAAGCTTTTCTGGCTTCATTTAATTTATCCATGAAAATTCTTGCTTTTACTTCGGTTGTATTATACTTTTCCGTACCAACCATAATATTCTGTAAACCAATTCGAATGTCTTCATTTAAGACTTCGTATTTTGCTGGTCCAATAATTTTGGAAATGTCTGGAATGATAAATTCTGCTTTTGTAGTATAATCGGAAACTAAAACGCGACCCACACTTTCATTTAAAAATAATTGCTGCATTGCTTGCAAATTTTGAGCATTGATGCCACCTTTTTCTGGTTCGGCACCCATTGTAATTAATAAAATTACATTTTCTACGGTTCGAGTTATGGCTTGATCCATTTTCTTTAACTCTAACTTGGCATTAATATCTTCTAAAACTGGAAATCCAAATGGAATAGCAAAAGGTTCGTAATCTTGTTTCTTATAGAATGAATAACTTAATTTATCATTCTCTAATTTAATTAAAAGACCGCTGGCATAATATTGACCTTTTTTAATCTTCTCTTTTATATCTGGAGGTAATGCATCAAAGATTTCTTGATCATATTGATCTTTTGGATTGCGTAATCTTTCCATATCATATTCAGAAAGAATCTTTTCATATGCACCCGTTGCAAAAACGGTACTTCTTTTTGCGACAATATCCCAAGGATTTAATAGAATATACTTAATTGGAATTTTATCTTTTTTTAATCCTTCTGCCGCATATGTTTTTGAAAGTAAATTAAAATCATCTATAGATAAATCTCCATCTATCCTATAAAGAAAAATATTCCCACTCCTATAGAACTCACGAAAGTATTGATCTTTTAAATCCCACAATCTAATTTTATTAAACCAACGATAAAAGAAATCGCGAGAACTTTTATTTCCTTGCTCCAAGTATAATTCCGCATTCGCAAATTCAGCCATTGTATCAATTGCGTTTCTAAAAACGGCAACATTTGCATAAGCTTTTTGACAAAGTTCAATTGCTTCACGAACATTAACTCCATCAGCCGCATACTCATAGGGCATCATCCCCATTCTAATGCTGCTGAATCTACCCTGAGTTGTAGATTGTCCAGCTCTATTTATTCTTGTTTGTGATGTTCTGGATGAAGGATCTCCATCACCAGATCTTGTATAGCTTGCTGTAGACACTGAAGCATCAGATGTATAAAAAGGATCACCAGAAGATATTGGAGGTATGGATTGTTGGAATTGAACATTGGCAGGTAACAAGGCACCTTGCTCTATTGAAAATTTATTCCAATAAGCTGATTTTTTATTATACTTTCTTTTATCTGACATATGAAATGTTACACTTAAAAGTTTCCAAAGTTACTTTATGAACATTGGAGTAAAAGAGAAAGGCTTCTCTTCTGGAACTTGCATCATATCATAATAAACATTCATCATCCAATTTGCTAATATTAATGCGGAATAAGAATCTTTTCTTGCTCTATCTGGTCCTTTTTGGCTTTTTAAATTACTTGGCAGATCAAATGTCTGCGTTCCATTAGCTGTGGAACTGGGTTGAATTAATGCACATTCAGCTTTTGTTAAATCTAACATGTCCTTTTGATGCTCAATGAAATCAATTATTTTTGCACCATGTTCTCTCTCCTCATCTCCTGTTTTTAAAAATTTAATTTTATCTAAAGGAATATCTTTTGATCTTTGTTTTGAATAACTATCATTCATTGCCGCCCCAGCAAATAATATCTTTTTATGATCGAAAGCGGACTGAAGAGATTCATTTGCAAACCTTATCCAAGAAGAACTTGGCTTTTTTAAATGACAAATTCTTTTGGTAGTCAAATTATATTGATTTCTAGACTCTTTAATCGCTTGATTGTATTCTTGTAAGTTGTCAAAGTCCGCATCAAATGTTTCCATCTTAAGTTTAGCTTTTTTAAATAGCTCGCTTTCATTGGCTGAGTTCAAAAATTGCACTCCACCATTATAGTCACCTACAATAGCTACAACATTAAAAGAATTTAATAAATAAAAGAAATATTCCATATGGCTTTTTAGATTCATGCCAGCCATAGCGTAACTATGCACAAGTACTCCCAAATTCTTTTCTGGAACTAATTTTATAACCTGAATTGCAAAATCGTCAGAGCCATCTGATTCTGACCAACTTGGATCAAATGAAAGTATATATTTTGCATTTGAATCTCCAGCAACCTCCACGGATTGACCTTCACCGTCAGGAATTGTACAAGCCATCATCTTACTAACCTTAAAGTAACCACTAGAATCATCAGTGAACACTGCTCCATACTCTCGTTGGAATGCAGATTCGCTTAATGTAGCTTTTGCCTGTTGCAAAGCTGGACCATCGTATAACTGACTTGGCGCGCAGTCATAACTAAAATGCATTATAACTCTATGAGCAATGTCTTGCTTATCTTTATTCATTATGAGGTATTCATACTGCTGATAAAGCTTATATAAGTATTCAAATTTATAACTCGCAGAAGAAAGTCCAATGATTTTATTTTGAGGCCAAATAGTTCTTTCATCTTCTGTCATCTTTCCCTCTGCAATCAATTTACTTTCGGCATCATGCATATTTTGCCTCTCTGTTGGATTTTCCACAACCGCCAAGAATGGAGTTATGACTTCGGTAAATATTTTTTCTGGCATCAATAGAAATTCGTCAATGATCATTCGTTGAAAACGAAAACCACGAAGCTTTTCACCATCACCTAATGGCAAAGCAGTAATTCTTGATCTACCGATCTCCATAAACCATTCATCATTCCCCCTAGATACCCTACTAATTGTTTCTGCAAACATTCCCGCCTTAACAGTCTTTGATATATCTTCAATTTTTCTAAAAATCATCTTAGACTGACGAAAAGATTTAGATATAATACCAATATGAACACCTTGATTCATGATTGCGTCCAAAATTGCAAAGACGCCAGTAGTAAATGACTTGGAAAGACCACGACTCCATATGCCTAAAAAATAATCAGTATTAAACATAGCTTTAATAGCCATGTGTTGAAATGGAAATAACTGAACTCCAGTTAAAAGCTCGGATGTAAAAGATGGATTCTCCCTAAGGAATCTATAAAGTAAAAGTTTGGCTTCTCTTTCATCAAGATAGCCCTCCTTAGCCATAATGATTTTATTAATATCTCTATCTTTATTTCTGCTTTTTTGGTTTCCTATTTCCCAGCTCATAATTTTTTTTTATTTAAAAAATACTGCAAATCTACATTCCAAATTGATTTTCCAGACTTTAATATCCTAGGTATAACATACTCACTATTCAATCTACTTCCAGAAAATACAAATTGACAACAATCGCGATATTCATGTTGCAATAAACGCATGTTATGATATATGTACTTCATGTTTGCCTTATGCGCTGATTTTTTATTTACTTCATCTAATTTTTTTAAATCAGCATCAATAACCACAAACAAATAACAACCCATAGACCTGCATCTATCTAATTCTCTTTTAAATCTATTTAAATTATCCTTGCTAAGCGTGGATTTAAAGTCTTGTTCTGATTTTCTATCAACAAACGTATAATCAAAATGATCTAATATTGCATAATCGCCAACATCAAGTTTTTGCACAATTTGTTTTTTGAAAAATAGAGGTTCTTGCTCTCTAGTATCAGTAAGTATAGTTAAATCTGTAATATAACCTTCATTCCAGAAATGATCTGGAAGTTTTTCCGTAAACATCGGTTTAATATTTAATTCATTACATAGATAAGTATAACTCTTAAAATATTTCTTATAAATATCTATTGATGGAAGAAAAGAAGTATAAAGTTCAATCTCATTTGGAGCCAAAATCAAATTGCGACTTATGATTCTACTTTCGAGTTTTTCTTTTATATAGTTTTTTACAACTTCTTCTTTAGCAGTTTCACACCATTCATAAAGTTCGTGAATAGCACAAAAATCATACTCAAAATAAGAATCTTTAGTTTTAAAGGGAAGGAGTTCATTAGTTAATAAATTTCTACGAGAAAAATGCTTTACAAAATAATCATGAAGAAACATATCATGCTTTTTTATATGAGCATGTAAGCTTCTCTCTGATTCAAAATCTTTATTGCACTCTAAGCAGCTAAATGACATCATCCTGTGATATTCCTAAGACTCTAGCTTTGAATGCGTCCATTCCTTCTAGATGAACTGCCTCTTCCTTGACTAACATTTTTTGTATTTCAGCTAGCCTCACCATATTCTTCCTCTCCTCTTCATCTTGGAACATTTGAACTAATGATAAAACAGAAGCATTTTCTCTCTGCTTATTTTTCATACGTTCTGATCTATCGCCCTGAAGTTTTTTAGTTAAATTTTCTATTCTTCCTTCGCATTGGTGATATTCACTACTCTTAGCTTTAATAATTTCAGCTAACTTGACGGTCATTTCATTTTGATCTTGTGCGTCATCAAATAAATCATTTAATTTGTTTAAATGCTTACTCACCACTTCTAAATTTATAATTTCTTTACATACGTTCATGTAAAGATTTAGTTCATCTGCTGTTAAGTCTGGCTTATCCCAAGTAAGTCTTGTGAACTCTTCTTCAAATAAAAACCTATCATCTTTTGATGTATAGTTATTCATTATTTTTATGAATCTAGAGTTAGATAGGTTAATGGCTAATTTATCTAAGCAGTTTCTTTGACCGCGACTCATTTTAGTTTCATCTAATGGAAATCCAGTTGAGTCAAATACTTTTTTAATTAATCTTGGATAGCTTTTAGGTGGAGAATATGAAGTGAGCAACCCACTCTCTTGACTAGGAATAAAGTTTTCATTTACTGATCGGATGTGTTCCAGAACTGCACGCTGTTCAGCCCCTAATTTTTTAACTTCCTTATCTGGAAACAATAATTCTGCAATAGCAAAAGAACTCATACCTTGCTCTGCAGATTGAATAATAAAATGCTTATTGGCATCCGTAAATTCAATCGAATCTACTTTTATATGTTTTGAAGTATTATATTTTAAATTATTTTTAGCTAAAAATGCCCTAACTAACTTACCTTCTATACTACGACCATCTAAAGTTTCATCGCCAAAGCATTTTTGAGTTAAAATACTTAAGTCTTTAATTGTCTTGTGATTATTTAAAACAAAATCTTCTTGATCTGGAGTTAATCTATTGTTCAGAGCCATAACAAACGTCTTTATTATTTAAAATTTCAGCAGCCTTTTCCCTAAAGAGTTTTTTTAAATTTTTTATTTGCTTGTAGCCAATCATTCTATTTTTTTCATTTGTTTTATAACCCATGAACTTGGCTACATCCTCTTCATCCTTTTCTTCGAAGAAAAGCATTACATAAGCAGTATATTGTTTACATGTTAATGCTTTTTGCATTTCAGCATTTAATAAATCAACACTAGAAAATGAAAATGCATTATTATCAATGCAAGATTCAATTTCTTGTCTATGATTTTCTATAGTTACTGGCATTTTTAAATCATAACCAGATTTTTTTGTCTTTTCCCACTTGGCATATAATAAACAAATATTATTTTGCAAACCATTGGGCGTTAATGAGCACTGATCTTCACCTAAATTATGTGGACAACTTAAACAGGGTCTCACATAGTTAGTATAATTATTTCTTATTAAATTCTTTAGCTGATTAGATATTATTCTACCAATCCAAGGCTCTAATGGCTTTGTCTGATCCCACATTGACCACTTCTTATATATGTGCAACTTTATGATTTGCGTTACATCATCAAAGTCCATCCAATTGATTGCATTCAGGTGCCACTTATTTTTTTTTTTGTTTATTGCTTTGGAAATTATATCAATTTTATCTTCGAAACTAAAAATTTTAATAGTCATTTAATTACATATTGCCAAAGTCTAAATTTTTTGGTCTTTTAAATGAAGATGTGGCATTTTCATTCAATAAATCTCCAAATTTAATTATTTTTACATCTGTAGATGAATCCGTTTCAACTTGAATTCTTGATATTCGAGGGACTCTAGTTGAATTTGAAAAATCTCCAAAATCTTTTTCCGAATCTTCATCTTCATCGTCCCAATCATCTCTTTCGTCAGGATCTGAATTTTTAGACTGAATAGTTGCAGAGCCATTCGCGGCTTTAATTGAATTTGAAGCCTGTGAATATGAATATCCACATTTAAAGCAGAAATTCGGAGAGGCAAATTTATATTCGGATTTTGAACCGCAGGACGGACAGAAAATATGCGCCATTAATTTGTTTTTCCTTTCTGAAGCTTTGTAATAATAAATCTTAAAATCATACTACGATGAATATCTTCATTTCCAAACTGGAAACAGTGAATGCCATGAGGAACTGATTCTTCGTCATTAAATAAATCAAACATTTGTTGAAATCCACTAGACTTCACATCAGCCTGCATGAAATCTCCACAAATAAACATTTTAGTGCCTTCTCCAATACGAGTTATCAAAGTAACAAGCTCTTTGAATGAAAAATTTTGAGCCTCGTCTGCGATAATTAATTTATTTTCCCAGCTAGCTCCTCTAAGATAATTTATTGGCTTTGCAGTAAGATGCTGGCTTTGTTTTAGCCAAACCGCATGTTCTGGAGCTACCATTTCATCAATCTTTTCCCAAAGTGGGGTAACGAATGGTTCAAATTTATGACCAGCTTCACCTGGAAGACTTCCGAGTCCCTTTTCAGCGCTTTCGGCAATACTTCTTACATAAATAATTTCTTTTTCTAAATCTTTTGCCAAGAGATTAATTGAAGCATAAACAGAAAGATAAGTTTTTGAAGTTCCCGCAGGACCAGCTAAAAAAATAATCTTAGAATCATCATTTAAAGCTAAATCTAAAAAGTCGCGTTGTCTTTCCGAGAATTTAAATTTTCTCTGTCTAAAATTAATTTTTTCTAAAAGCTTTGGCTTGATTGTAAAGTCTTCAGAATTTTTGGGAGTAGGCTTCTTAGGCATTACTATATAATAAATTATTAAAGGATTATTTCTTTAATAACTACTCTACCATTCACTATAGAGTTTTGAGATGTAGATAATTGCTGAGACACTATTCGACCATTTATATCAAATTTTAAAACATTATTTACAGAACTTGCAGTAGAAGAACCTAAAGAACTAAGTGGCATAAAATATACTTCAGTAGCGCCTGGATTTGCTCCAGATATATCCATTACTGCTCCTATATTTTCTCCTTGTATTGTTGTGGTTCTTTCCACTGTATTTAGTACTACAGAATCTGGAGTTTTTTGTCCTAGTGTATAAACTGGAGTTCTATTACAATCAACATTTATATCCACACTTACTTTTGTTGATGGAATATTAGTTGTGGAACCTCCCATGATTGTAGTTAAAGCATGTAAAGATTCGTAATAGGGAGTTGTTGCACTTTTGGCTATAGTTTGAGTAAGAGTGCTGCTAGTTAGTGTTTGATTTATTATTTCCGTTATATTATAAGAAATAAAATTTGCACTTATTGAAACAGGTTGATAAGCATTAATTTTTACTGAGTAATTTTGCAAGTAACATTGCTTTAATAAAAAATTAGAAACTTTAATTTGATGTCCTTGTAAAAAATTGCCAGTTAAAGCAAAAAAAGCTAATTGATTTGCTTTTTGTATATTTAAAATAGAATTTGCGGAATCTCCAGCCACTTCTAAAAGTGGAAAAAATGTTAAAGAAAATTTTCCTTCGAGTGGCCCAGTTATTGAAAAGTCATTTCGGATTTGAGCTTTTCCTAAATATCTATTTGCTTGTAAATTAGAATCAAGAGAAAGAGAAGCTTCAGTTGCAGCAAATACATTAGCTGCTGTTGATGAACTTGGAGCTGTATTTTCCGTTGCGAAATTAGCAAAAATTGGAACATCTGAATATTTTAAATAATTGGCCATTGACTTATACCTTTAATTAGATTACACATATATATATGAGCAAGAGTATGGATCAAAAGATTAAAAAGTGTATAGAAATCACAAAATGTCTAAAAAAAGATAAAAGCACGGGACATTCTTTTCATACCACCTTCATCTTTGATAAAAGCAAACTACTTAGTATAGGTTTTAATAATTATAACAAACTACATAGAAGAAACACCTTTGGACCATATAAAGGTACAAAAACAAATCCCGATCAATACATTGCGGGCCTTCATTCTGAAATTGATTCTATAGTTAAGCTGGGTAGAACGGATTGTTCGCGGCTAACTTTTATAAACATAAGAATAGATAACAACGAACGCCCAAACATGTCAAAACCCTGCGAAAACTGTTTTAGAGTCTTGCAGGGTTTGGGATTTAAGCAAATATATTATATTGATTCTTTAGGAAATACCCAAATCATCAAGTGGAACTCGATTTAAGAAAATGGGCATCTTTTCTCCGACGTAAGAACCGAGAATATTGAAATCATAATATTCTTGAGCTTCTTCATCAGACATCCCATCTTGTTTGAGTTGTTCGATAACTTTTTCATAGTCATAAATTAATACAGGGTGGTCTCCGTAGGATTCTCCTATTCCTAAATAGCAGTCTTCAAAGCCGTCCAGTTTTATTAAAGCCGCACGGTCTTTAGGTTCGCATGAACCACAGTCACAATCTTCTGGGTGAGTAGAATCAATATATAATACATAATCGGTAATCATTTCGTACATGATTTCTTTGCGATTTTCAAGAGACTCGAATTCTTCCACAAAAGGAGTTGTTTCGAGGTCTCTTTTTATTGTTTTAAAATACATGATCCTGCCCAAACCCCGATTAAAGTTACTAAGTTGATTTTCTAAAGGGGTCATAAACCAACAAGTGTCAATTTCATCATTGCGACCATTAGGGAAAGAATAAGCTGTAACAATATCCTGGCGGCTGTCGAATTTTATTAAGTTCATATGGTTTATTGTAAAAAGGGGTCGCGTTTTTTTTGAGATTTTTTTTGGGTATTTTTAGATTGCCGCGACCATGTTTTTGGAAATGGGGGGGTGGGTTGTAATGGTTATTTTGGGGACCGTAGCGTCAGCGACGGAGTTTTAAATAGTTTATTTTGTAGTGGTGGACTGAGGAAATAGTCCCCCCTCGGTACCTGGCCCATGCACGAAGTGCATTTTTCTATAAATGGGGTGGGTGCATTTGATTTGTGTTTGGCATGAAAATTGTTGTTGACCGATTTTCTGTTTCATCCCGAAACATTGGGAGTCCCATAAAAAAAAATGTGAAATAGTGGTTGCGGAAATGGGGGGAGTGGGCTACCTTTAACTCATGCAAGACATCCTCTCTTCCCTCACCATAGGCGCAACCGTTGACCGCGTGCGTTTCTTCAAGCACAGTGGCGAACGCAACCACAGCAACGGCACAGTGTGCGAACTATCGGGCACTGTTGTAAGTGTCTCGTTCGCAGAGACTACGCAACACTGGGTTTGCAAGGTCAACACGGAGAAGGGTTTTCGCTCCTTCCCCCTTGAGACTGTTTCGGTGCTCAAGGTCAACGGTGAAGCGGTGCGCTAGGTAGCGCCAAGTGGCACAAAGAGAGGCTCTTGCGAGCCTCTCTTTTTTTACCTTTGTGCGAAAAAAAAGCTTGCATTCTCGCGAAAGTGAGATAAAATCCCCCCTGGGGGGGGGGGGGGGGGGGGGGGCGCAAAAACAACAAAGCAGACAAAAAACCACAAAAATTCCCTGAGGGGGAGAGGAGTTGCAGGACCCC